CGTGAGCGTATCATGGATATTGCTCGTGGTTTCGGTGCTGATAGGCTTATCATTGATGCGACAGGTATGGGTGGCGCGATTGAACAAGATATAAGGGTGGCAAGTATAGAGAGTGGTATACAGTTTATACCATTTATTTTTACAGGTGGAGCGAAAGGTACCAAAACTCAAGTTTACAGAGATATGGTATCCTATTTACAAAAACAACAAGTGATAGTGCCAGACCCCAAAGATTTACCTGCTGATGAAGCAAAATTAGTCAATAAGTGGTATAGAGAGCACGTAGATTTAGAATATGTTATGGATGCTGCTAATAAAACCGAAAAGATATCAGCCCCTACTGGTAAACATGACGATTATTGTGATAGTACAGCTATAGCTCTGCATGGAGCGTTATCAATGTTACCTACTTCTGGTAATTTTGCAGCTGTTTCTATGCCTACGAAGCGCTCAGTTAATAAAAGTGGCACTGGTTGGACAGGAGGGGGCCTTTTCACATCAAAAAGGCGCGGAAATAGTCTAAATAAACACAGTCCGGGAGGCATTTGAGCGAAACCTTTATATACTGTCTCCGCATTATATGTATTGATAGCCATGCCTCTACGTGATTATCTACCTTTCGGTAGAAGACGAGAATTCGCAAGTGTTGGGGAAAATCCACCTTATAGTAAGGACAGTCCAAGAAGTTTTGGAGCGGGCGTTATAAAACGTATCAAACTTCAAAATAACTCTGGAATGGGAGGATATGGAGGTGGAACTAACAAAGAACCTCAGATAGGAGATTATAGAACGTACATGAATGTGTATCTTTCTGACCCTATCATAAGAACTTTGATTGATTTACCCTGTATATACGCAGCGAAGGATGGTTACGACATTGTAACTGACGACGACGAAGAACGCGAGGCTATCACTAATTTTTTCGATGAAATCAATATTGAACAGTTAATTTACTCTTGGTTACGAAATGGTAGAATATTCGGAACCTCTTTTTTAGAATATACTGGAGATAACTTAGTTTTAAGGTCTTCACAAAATATGTACATACAAAGAGATGAGAATGGTCAAATTATGTATTATTACCAAGATGTAGGAGAAGACAAAGAGAATGTTAGATTTGAAGAACAAGAAATCATCACATATAGAAACAATCCATTTGATGATTATGCTTATGGTCTTAGCGACATTCATCCAGTTCTATATTTGGTTGACCTCAAAGATTATGCAGAAAGGGATATTGGTGCCGCTCTTAATAAGTATGCTACCAGTAGGTTTGATATATCCGCTGGTTTACCCGATATGCCATATGGTCCAGACAAAATTAACGAAATCGTTGATGCATTCAATTCATTAGAACCCGGTGAAGATATTATACATGGTAATGATATAACTATTAGAGAACTACAGGGTACACAAAGAGCATTTGAATATGGTAAATATACAGATGACATTTTAAAGAAAATACACATAGCATTGAAAGTTCCGATGACAATGTTCGATAAACCAGAACAAGCACGTGCTATTTTCGAACCTTATGTGAAACATTTACAAAGTGCAATAGAAGCATCTTTGAATTCACAACTTATGCCACAACTTGAAAGTGGACAAGCTAAATTTTCATTCCGTCAAATAAATGTACAAGATGCATTTGCTAAAGCTAAGACGGATATGATTTATCTATCTGAGGGTGTACTGTCACCCGGTGAAGTTAGATTAGAACGTGGTCTAGACCCAGAAGGAGTTGTCGAAAAACAGCCTACAGCTGAAAACGCAAATCTTTCAGGTGGTAGAGACCAAGACAAGACTGAGGAATCAGTCCGTGTAGAAAACAGAAACCTAACAGGAGACAGAGAAGCATGAGCGAAGAATATGTATACGAAGAATGTCTTATAGAGTTAGCACCTAGACTTAAGAAAAAAGGTGTAGACAACTATAAAGATATGGCGGCAAATCTATGTCGCATGAGAGTTGGCGAAGGTACTGTTAGAGAATTCGCAGTCCCACAAACACTCGAAGACTCAAAACGTACATTTGCTCAAGAGCTAGAAACACCTTTAAATATTGGTAAGGAAACTATTGATTATCCGGTTATTGCAATAACTTCAGGAGTACATGATGAAGACGGTGACCAAAAAGTTTATATAGAACCTTCGATATTAAAAGATAATATAGAAGCTTTTAACGAGCTTCCAGTTTACTTTAATCACCAGCGAACTGATGAAGACTTGATTGGCAAGGCTATCAACCCAGAGATAATCGAGTTGGAAGATGGTAAAACTGGTATTAAAATGTTAGCGCAAATCCATAAGGATGCCGCTAAAACAAATGAAGTGATGGGAAAGTTGGAAAACGGCGATATGACACATGTCAGTATTGATTGGTTTTCTAAAGACGTTGATGTCTTAGGAGAACCGTTTGCTACTAACATTCGTCCTGTCGAGGTGAGCTTCATTGATAATGAAACTCGAACACCCGTTTGTGAAGCATGTACAATTGAAGGGGAATGTGAAAGTAACGAACACCGTGAATTCGGTGAAAAAGAATCTGATTGTGGTGGTGCCTGTGGCGGCCATGAGGAAGATTCATGTGCCTGTGAAACACACGGGAACAGCAGCGAGGAAAAAACTATGGCTGAAGAAGTAAAGACAGAAGTATCAGAAGCAGAGACTATCACAGAGCGTGAATTCGCATCTATGAAGTCTAAGCTAGAAGAAATGACGACTTCCTTCGAAGAGTTAAACACCAAGCACGAGGAAGCCCTTGCTTCAATCAAGAAGTTTGAAGAAACTGAAGCAGAAAGAGCTGAGGAAGAATCCAAAGCAAAGAAATCTGCATTAGTAAACACAATCATCGAGAAAGAAGCTCTACTCGGAAAAGTCGAGGACGAAAACAAGGACGCTCGTGTAGAGGAACTCTCCGCATGGGATGACGTTAAGCTAGAAGGATTCAGCATCGCAATGGAATCTATGCCAGTACCAGAAGACTCCGAAAGGACATTCGGTAAAGGCAAAGCCCACGATGTTGAAGAAACTCCAGTAAAAGCTGAAGAGACCAAAGAACGCATGTTTGCGATGAAAAATGGTAAAATCTCTTTTACAGGAAACAAGAAATAAGGAATAATAAAATATGGCAACAGAAATATTAATAAATGATGGTGGTGCCCCAGCAAGGATTATGAATCTAGGTGTGGCAGGAGCTGATTTAGAAGCCGGTATGTTCGTTGATATCAACAGCAGCGGTAAACTAGTAGCAACTGCAGGTATGGATACCGAAGAAGACACCGACTCTGGACAAAACGTTGGATTGGGTGTACTTTTAGTAGACGCAGCATCTAACGAACCAACCTCCGTCATAACAGGAAAAGGAATTGTGTGCAACGTTCAAGCAGTTGAAGCAATAAGCACAATCGGTACAGAATGTACCATCGATGGAACAGGAAAGCTAGAAGCTTCCGCAGACCCCGGTCAACACAGACCAGCAGCAATTACGCTAGCTGCAAGCGTGACCACAGCAACAAAAGCTGACGGTAGCTCAATCGCTCACATGGTTAAGGTGCTATTAGTTTAGGTGATTAAATATGGTTACAGCAAAAGAAGGTATATTAACTAGTCAGAATGTCGGTAGTGGAAGTACACAAGCAAACCGTGTCCTTGTAGATTACAAAGACGCACTTCAAGATTACAGAGTAACAGAATTACCAGTAATCTCAATGTTTGCAGAAAATTTCCAAACCGAAACTGGTGGAGATATAGACAT